TGCTGTAGTAATATTACTGTCAGCTATCTTAGCTGTAGTTACATTGCTATCTGCTATTTTTGCAGTTGTAACGTTTGCATCTACAAGTTTAGCTGTGGTAATCTGTGCGTCTGCTATGTGAGCTGTATCAATACTGCCATCTACATAGTGTTCAGAGTCAATACTATCATCTGCTATTTTAGCGTTTGTAACTGCGTCATTTGCAAGTTTAGCTGTAGTGACTTGTAAGTTTGCAATGTGTGCAGTATCTATACTACCATCTACATAATGCTCGGAGTTAATTTGGTCATCTGCTATCTTAGCTCCAGTCACTGCGTCAGCTTTTATTTTAGCTGTAGTAACTGCACCATCTTTTATGCGACTTGTTATAACTGTTTGATTCTGTTCTTCTTGTGCAGCAAACAGTAACTGCTCGTGGTTATTGTTAAGGTCAGCTGCCTTGACTGATGACCCTGCTGTATATGTAGCCTTTGCACTATCTACGTCTGTATCACGAAAGATACGTATTGCTGAAGGGCTACTTGGTATATTGCCTGATGTAAAAACTACATTACCGCCACCTGTAGTAGTGTAGTTTGTTATATTGTAGTGAGTACCAGATGATTTTATTACTTCATCAACTTCTACTTTTACATCAGACTCTTGTATTGAAGGGAAAGAAAACGCTTTCGTCGCATTTCCATCCCCAGTATAATCTATGAATGTTGTTGCCATCTATTTGTATATGTTGAGGATGTTACCGGATTGACGACCCTTTTCTTGTCGTTGAATTTTTTTCTCTAATCTTTCTTTTTTGATTTCTTGTGCACGAGGTTCTCCACTTACCTCTGCCCAAGCTATACGTTCTGCTCTAGCAAATAAACGTCTAATTACTTTGTTATGGTAGTAATCCATAGGTTCAAAGTCAGCACGATTACCAGCAGCTCTATCTTTATCCATCTGTTCTATAGATGCTATAATTCTAGGATCTTTAGATAACTTAATTAAATCGACCTCTAAATTTTGTTTACCTATAGCCTGTTGAAACTTAGAACGAAGCACTGGCTCTTTTGTAAGATCATCACCATCTGGTGAAAACAGAACTGATAATCTCATATCATACCCACTTCTAAATAGTAGTTCACGGCCGGGGCTGTTATCTAAATTCATCTGTACAGGACTAAACATGTTATATGCTCTAGTCATAAAGTCATAAGGATTGACTGGTCTAGGAGCTAGTATGTCATATTTTATAGGTAGATCGTTGCCGGGTAGGGCATCAAAGAATTTGTTACGGTTACGTATAGACTGTATAATACCAGAGTTTAGTTCTCTAGTATATGGTTGAAATAGCTTACCAAGATCGTTACGTAGACCTCCAAGAGGTATAGTATTGTTCATTAAGTTAGCTGCTATTCTTGCCCCTTGTCCGGGTTTTGCACCGAATAAGTCTACAAAGGACTGTAAGCCTGCAAGATAAGACTTGCTTGTTACACCTTGAGCAAGAAGTAAACCTACTTTTAGTAAGTTGTCTTCTGTCCACTCTTCACCCATAAGTAAACTAGCATCACCTATATCAGCTATCATTGACATAATCTGGTTGAATGGCTCAAAAGAGTTGTAATTTACCAGTACACCACCTAATTTTATAGAGTTGGGTTTGTAACCAGCATCTATCCAAACATTACGTTTTTGTCTGTCTATCGGCCCGTTACCTGTCATATCACCACGCATCCATGCTTGAGCTGCCATAAACACAAGAGCAGAGCCCATCGCCAATCGGCCACGTTGTAAATATCTAGCGTTAAGTAACTCACGCTCGTTTGTTATACCATACTTAGCTAAGTCTTCAAACACTCTAGGATTGCTTATATCAGCAAAAGCTATATCATTCCATTCTTTAACTAAGAAGTTAAATCCGGGTGTATGTTTTGCTGTAAGTTTTAGACCGTTTACACCTGTACGTGCGAATAAAAAGAAAGGTTTAGCCCAAGGATTTTGCTGAAACACTGCGTTTAGGTTTCTAGAAAAACCTGTAAGATCTTGTGTAAGTGTAACTTCTTGACGTGCAAACTTTGTAGCTGCATCAGTTATATTACCGTTACCATCAAATACGTCGCTATAAAAATAGTCTTCAAAGTTTTTAATTAACTCAGGGTTTATATCACTATATGCAGTAAGTTTACCAGCATCTTGTACATCAAAAGCTGACAGCAGTGCTTTTTCACGCATCTTAGCACGGCCAAGTATATATGCAAACGCATCGTCAGTTGCTGCCATCAGTGTTACACCATATGTTAGAAACTTGTTGTCGTTCATACTACGTGCCATATTAGCTACACGAAAAGCAGCTTTTTCTCCGGCGTTAGCTCTGTCACTTTCTGCAAACCTACGTATAATCTCCCAGTTATTATCACCTTTTGTGTATTCAGTAAATCTAGTTTTTCTAGTAGCTATATCGCCTGACCAGTATGAGTTTAGTCTAGTTCTAAATAACTCAAATGACTCTGGTATAGATTGTATCATAGCGTTCATAGAAGCTAGTCCAGCTCTTGCTGCACGTTTATCGCCTGCAAAAGCAGCACCTATAGTTGTAGCCATAGGACGTAAGAATGTATGTGTAGCTGTACCTATAATAGCTCTAGCTGGTGTTTTAGGGCCAGATAAAATACTATGTGTCATAACTCCTTGGAGTTCTTTGACTAAAGATCCAGTTACTTGTTTACCACCTATCTCACCACCAAAGATCATTTTACGTGCAAAGTTATCAAAATCATCTACACTGTTGACAGTTTTCATCATAGAAAATGCCTCAAACAATGACATCAACAACTCTCCGTTAGGATCGTTTTCCTTAGTAATGTTGAGCATTGACTGTATTGCTTCTCTAGTGTCTGCCATTTCTTTGGCTAAAGTCTTTTCAAGATAAGATCTTTTACCAGCACCTAGTTCTCTAAAGTTATCTGACTTAATTATACGAGCACGTTTAGCTTCTGTTAAAAGCATAAACATTGTATCACGTATATTTTCTAGCGGGCCGTCTACATCTTTTAAATCTACAAAGTCTTTTATTTCTCTACCAGCTTCTCCCATGTCACGTACTTGCTGTAACAATGTACCCATAACCATATCAGCGACAACAACATACTTACTTGTTAATGTTTCTAATTTATCAGTTATGTTACCATCTATATCTGTAATCTGGTAAGCATCTACAGCGTTAAAAAACTCTTCTAAATACTCGTCTGGGCCTAACTCAGCTGCATTTCTACCTAGTGTAATTCGTTGATGTGCCTCTACAGCATCTCTAAATTTTTCTACAAGAGCTTTTCTACTACCACCTACTTCGTCTAGTAAAGCTTGAAACTTATTATTACTATATAACTTTCGTAATACGTCTTCAACTACTTGTTCTGATTGACCAGAAAACTTAGCACCACGCTCACGTTGCACTGGTGTAATTACGTTACCAGCAGAGCCTTCTTCTGAACCCCAGTCTTTCTTAATCTTTTTCTGATTTTCAAAGACAATCATAGGATCATCAACAGAAAGTGTAGCACCCTGAGCAGGGCCAGCTAGAGGTTTGTTTTTAGCTGCACGAAAACCGCTTTCACCTTCTCGTAACTCTTGTAAACCTTTTGCCAGTGTTTCTTCGTCTACACTCTTTTGTCTATTTTTTATAAGGTTTTGTACTTTTGTACCACCTTTACCTAGCACCATAGCAGCACCATCAAATACAAGACCTATTCCCATACCTTCTACGATGTTCTTCATCTTCATCATAATAGGATGGTCGGTTTCTTTTGTACTTAATGGTGTATCCATCCAACCATATCTATCTCGTAACATACCTAACGCATTTTCTCCGTCAGATTGTTTTGATACAAGGTCAGATATAGCACCGACACCAGCAGCACGTATAAGGCTAGGTGCTCCTAACAGTGCTCTTGCACCAGCACCTATACCTAATCCTACACCACCAGCTGCAAGACCTTTTGCTGCTAATACTGTGCCAGCTGCCATTGTACCAAAGTGTACTGTGCCACGTGCTAGATTACCCCACCATGTTTTAGTTACTATAGGATTGCTTTCTGATGTAAAAGGATCCCATTGTGGTTTGTAGTAACCATTCTTTTCTTTCTCTCTTTGCATTTCGCCAGAGAGTGCATCTGTTGTTCTTTCAGCAAACGTTGCTACAGACGATAGAGAGTCTTGTACTCCACCAGTCAGAGCAGATTGTAACTCTTTTGTGACTGCCTTAAATCCCCAGTTATCTGCATTACGGGGATCTTCAAGTTCATCAGCTACATTCTGCTTTGCCTCTTCCTGTTCTTTAGTGACTTTTGCTGCCGCTTCAGCCCTTTCTCTATCTGCCTGTTCGTCTCTCTCTGCTTCGATTTGTTCGATGTCAGATTGATCGAAACTATATTCTTCCATAATTTATTGTGATAATATGAATTTAACTAGCCCTGTGGACATAGTAGTAGGCAAAGAGTATGGGTCTAAAAATTCGCCACCAAACTCTTCTTCAAATATATTTATTGTTTCACCATCTACCTGAAACGGCTCGTAAGCTTCAGGTCTAAATCCTTCTTGAGCATCATTGAATACAGAAAGGCCAGTAAAACTGTTACTCTTCATAGAGGTGTGTAAGATGTGTCCTTTTAAAAGAGCATCCTGTGCTTCTTTGTCAAACTTAGTGTTACGATCAAATCCAGCTAATTGCATAGCTTCATTAAAGGTAGTCTTTGTCCATGGGTATCTTCCAACCTTAATGTTTTCTCCCATACGCATACCACTTCTAGACTCTTTAGCATTGAACATATCTTCTATATCACCTAAAGTTGTATCCTCTGTAATAACATCAGAATATGTACGACCTCTACCATCGACAAAGGAGGTATAGTTAGCACCTTGACGGGCTGCACCTTCGTACATCCAGTCCATCTCTACATCATATGTAAAACCATTTAAGCCAGCTCTAAATACCTTAGCACCTGTAGGGTTGCTATCTAATAAAGCTTGGTCATCTGCGGATAATTGTTCTTCTCCAAGAGCACCTTCTGGTACAAAAAATGCAATCGGTTTACCGTAGTCAGGATTAGGTTTACCATTAGGCAAAGTTTTAGCTGTATCGTATGCTACATCATCCAGACCTAAAGCTTCGTGTCTCATTTGCATAAGTCTGTATGGTTTCATGCCTACAACTTTAGCTAACTCTATATAAAAATCAGGTATTTCACCATTATTTGCTTTCATATTTCTACCAGCTATCAATGCAGCTTCTTGCTCACCGGGTAAATACTTGTCGCTAGTCAAAGCTGGATTATTAATTGGTAGTTCGGTTGACTCTTTTACTAAAGCTTTAGCTTCTGGTAATAATGTAATCTTAGGATCTCTTTTTGTAACTGCACCAGCACTATAATAGTTACCTTCGTATGTACCTTTTTGAACAATATCTGCTGGCTCTCTTAGTAAGTTAGCTTCGACTTGTTCTAAAGCATACGCATGAGCTTCATCTCTATTGTCACCTTTTCTGACTCGCATCATATAGATTCTGTTATAATCATGTAAGGCTTTATTAGTCAGTTTCTGTGCATCAACAGAGGCTAGATCTGGGTCAACTATAGCAGCGTTAGGAGATAAATACTTTTGAGCTACACCACTAAGTAAGCGTTTAGCTTGAGTTTCCTGATCGCTTGATGGTACAAAACCTTTTGACGCATCTTTAGCTTTAGTTATAGCATCCTTCTTAATGTCAGCATCTTCTATAAAATTAGCACGAGTTAGTATTTCTTCTTCAGACATACCATTCTTCGCATCTCTTATAAGATTATCAGCTTCTTCTTGGTCAGATACTTGACCGGGTATATAGTATTCACGAACTGATTTAAAGTAGTCGTGATCTGGAGGTAGTCCAGTTTCTGCTGATAAATCTTTGAGTGCCTGATCTTTCATAGCTACAGTAATTTCTGTACCGCTAGCAGCCAAAGTCTTAAACTCTTCAACAACACCCATAGCACTACCTAATGCTTCTGACTTTATTTTAGCATCCATACCTTGTACTTTAAGTATAGCAGCTTTAGATTCTAGATTATCTAGTTTAGTTAGCAATGCCTTAGATGCTGGTGTGTTGAGTTCAGCTAAAGTAATTTTCTTACCGTTTGTACCGTTCTGCTCAAATATTGATTCTTTAATTTTACGTATATCCTCTGCATCTATAAGACCAGCTTCAAAAGCTTTATCTAAATCTGCACCTAGTTGAGAGAAAGCAAATGACATATTCTTTTTGCCAGTACCGTCACCCATAGCATGTTTATTTAAGTAACCACTATTAGGATCATCTTTTGTTCCAAAGATAAATTCAGTTGCATTATCACCTGTAAGATTAGTAGCTAGTGTTAGAACTCTAGCAGCTTCACCTTGTTTTACTGACTCGTCAAGCTTTCTTCTTGCTGTTAGTTTAAGAGTTGTATCTCTATGATCTAGTAAAGCTTTGATAACTTTACGTCTGTGTCTACCAAGAGCTGGATTATTTGCACCACTACGATGTAGGTATACTCTACCCCAGTATCTCATTACCTGATCTGCTGCCTGATAGTTACCTTCTTCTACAAGTTGCCAGTAAGTCTTACCATTAGCACCTTTAACTTGGTTGTTACTAACACCTTCGTTTAGCCACCCTGATACAGCTAGAGGAGCTTGTTTAGCCATCTGATCTGCGTTAACAACCTGTGTTTGTTTGGTGTTTTTAGAGTTAGCTACTTCATTAATGTTCTGAGCTTCCTCTATAACTTGTCTATTATCTGACCCATCTGCTGCATTTTTAGTTATAGAAGCTTGTTTGATTCCTTCTACTTCAACTGCATTAGACTGCTTATCAAGAGTTTTTTCATCATCAGATGCGTTTGCCGGAAAGTCAATATCTAAGTTTTCTGAAGATTCGTTATCTTGGTCATCGTAATACTTGTTCATTTTACGAGTATCATCCCATTCCTCAAACTGTTGCTTGAGTTGAGCACCCTGCTTAATTAATTGACCAAACTTTTGAAAGTTACGTGAACGCTGATCTGCCATAGCGATAGCATCATTTTTCATACGATCAAAATGTGCAGCGTACTTTTTGTCCATCTCACTTATAGCTTGATTGACTACACTAGCACCGGGTCTTTTTGTTTCAAGATAATTAGTGTCAGAGGTGTTAAAATTATAGCGTTCTTCTATCATGCGACCTCCTTAAAGTCAACATCAAGCTGACTATAGTCAACACCATAGTAGCCATTGCTAAGTTTAACAACAGCTTCTGGATGTGTTTTCATTACTTCTTGTGCCATAACTCCTATAAACTCTCTGTCTTCATCTAAATATTTAAACTTGTATATATTATGGCCGTCTATAGATGTGCCTATCTTTTTAATATTTTCTTTTAGTCTAATATCACTACCGGCTGGAAACATTGTCATAAAACCTGATGCTACATTCATACCAAAGCTTAGGCTGTTCATAAACTGACCAGCTCTGTCTTTTGGTGGTAACATAGTAGGAGGCCCAAACTGTGGATCCATACCTAGTGACTGTCTATTAGCCTTAAGCATATCTTGTGTACTTCTTTGTATCTTAGTTTCAGCTTTCGCTTCACCTACAGTAGATAACGCATACATCTTACGATCAACGTCTGCTACTGAAGCAAGATACTTTTGTCTAGCAGCTCTACCAGCATTACGTGATCTACCACCCTCGAGAGTCGGTTGTGATTTAAAGTATGCTGCTGCTGCATTTTGTTTCTGTAGTAAGCCTTTTCCTTGCTCACTGAGAACAAAGGAGTCAAAGTCTGATCGAGCACGAGATGCTCCTAGACCAAGGATATTATTTATATTGTCCTTGAAGTCAACCTCTTTATTCCATTGTTTGATGCCGTCGGAGTAGTATTTTAGTATCCGCTTTTTGTTTTCTTGTCTAGCGGCCTCTCTTCTTCCGGCGTTAGGATCTGGTGCACACACGGCAAAATTCTATAAATTGTATATTGTTTGGCCCATGTTCAAACTTACGTAAGAACTTGAAACCTAAAAATTGTAATAGTTTTAGATGTACGGTGTTACGAGAATCTACGATATTCCACAGTAATTTTTCGTTACGTTGCTCAAGCCAGCGTTTAGCTTCTCTTGCAAACGTAATTGGGTATTCGTGTATAGCTGGAGTGCATAGCATCCAGACTTCTCCAGTCGGCCCAACCCCGGCCATGCCAGCAGTCTTGCCGTTAGGCACTGTGAAATACACGCACAAGCCCGTTCTAGCCGCTCTTAGCAGCTCTTCCGTAGCATCTAGCCCATGACCTTCTTCGACCTCTCTGCGGTCATCTGGACGTAGATTAGAGGCCACCTCTCTGGCAGCCTCCTCTGTAATTGGGTGTATATATTGGTCTAATTTAGACACGTCTGTAAAATTTGGGTGAGAAATCACCTTCCCAAGACATAGCTCGTAGAGTAGCTGGGGCAGGGTGAGTTGATTTAAGTGTAATATCTACGTTTTTATTCTTTTCGTAGACTGGGACAGTTTTGATAAACTCTTCGAGATATGGTGCATCAGATGCGTTGTACTCGTCAAGCTCTGTGGATTCGTATACTTCTGTGTAGTCGTTTTTACCGACTCGTTCAAGTGTTGTTTCATAAAGACCTATCTTACCGAAGTGAAGTTTGATTCTATGTATAACAAGAGATGAGTTTACATCAGCACTTACCCCTTGCCCTTGAGTTCTAGTCACAAATAGTGTAGGAAACTTTACACTATAATCATATATGTAACCTATGTGGTAAGTATCTGTCCACTTTCCCGGCACTGTAAGAGTAGTACCGTTGATAGTAGGTTTTGCATATCTACCTACACGTACAGAATTAGTATTGCTGTCTACAATAGCTAATGTATAGTTTGGAGTTGTTACTGAAGATAACCAACTAACACCAGTAAAGGTAGTTATATTCGTAGTTGAGTTAAAGCTACCGCCGCTAAGAGTAGTATGATTATCCAAGTGAAGTAAGAAGTCGACATTATCTTGTAAAATAAATGGATCAGATTCTTGTTGTACTAATCTTACGCTTTGTAAAAAATTATCAGTATCTAAAAAATAGTACTCATCATTTATAACAAAGTGATATAGTAATGGGTTGTTGAACTTCCATTTAAACCATGATGACTGCTGCCGTTTATCTCCTACGTTAACATATCTAAATCCTATAACCTCATCAGAGTTGGTCTTACCTATAAGAACCATATCATTTTCTCTAGATACGGTAAGTAAGTCAACTTGTTTCGGTATTAGTGTAGGTACAACTCTACTTTGTTCTACAACATTTGGTTCTGCTTCTCTAGCTACGTTAGCCATTTCATTGAATCGACTAAATTTACCAGAGTTATCAAGGTAAGCTATAGTTGTACCAAGTGATATAGGAGGTATAGTTATATTGTAATTATTAGTTGCAAGACTACGTAGCTTTGCAGTGTCAGGGTTAAAAACTGTATCGTCAGATGATAACAAGAATTGTTGGTTGGAGCTGAATACAACTAGACCTGTGTTTATATCTATACCATCAAATAGTTCTGATGGAAAGGTAGAGGAACATGCTATATCTACAGGGTCGTTTGCACTAACTGTCAAAGCAGTCTGAGCAAAGAAGTCAGGTTCTCCAAGTGTACCAGCTTGTGATAGTACTACATTTTCTCCAGCTAAAAACGCTAGCCCATTTCTGAAGAATAGTACTTTATTAACACGTTTGTTATGAAACGACGGGAGAGGGTTAGTCTCTTCATCACCTACAGCTCTATCAGCGTATGTAAATTGTTTGATAGTAAATGTAGCTACCTCACTAGATGTACCCGGATTTGACAGAGCTGTTCTTTGTATAACCAAGGGCATATTTGTAAGAGTCTTAGGTATACCGGGCTTGGCACATTCTGACCATGAGCCTGTACCATCTTGACCGTTCTGACCCTCAAATCTTAGGTAGTAGTCGTCTTCCTCTGATATTCTAGCGTTTGCAATCTTTACTATATACCCATGTTTACACTGTTTTGGTAGTAATGTAACATCGTTTACGGATGTACCCATACTACGCATCAAGTCATCTTCTACTATCTCAACATTAAATGAGTTAGAGCTAGACATGTATATACCATTACCGATGATAGTACCGTTGATACCAGTAGGTAACTCAGCAAGAATACCACCCAATACTTGGTCAGCACTCACAGCTGTATCAGCATCAAAAGGTGTAGGTTCTGGACGTACAAGTTTGAGATTAGCTTTTACTGTAACTGTCTCATGCTCTACTACTTCTATAGTATATGTAGCTGGTGATTCTCCTTTATTAGATCTACCATTATTACCGCCAGATGTACCAGTAATAGTACGACCCTTTGCAGAATCCATAGTAACTGTTGTTGTATCACCTGTAGTCCAGCCTTCTCCACCATGTAATAATATTATACTTCTATTATATGCACATGCAAAGTCCTCTGGATCGTTACCTTCACCACCTATACTACCTTGTTGTCCACGTATATCAAGTTTGAATATAAGATTCTTTTTAGAACCACTATCTACACTGAATGTTTGTATACCTATACCTCTACATTGACCTGTACCCTCGCTTTCATCAAGTGTATCAGACTGTATTTTGATACGTGTAGCTCTTGTAAAACTGGTAGTGCTGTTATTATTATAGAGATTCATGCCATACTGTCTACCATTTTCAGTACGTGTAATCTCAACAAATGCAAAGTGACTATCAGGATTATCTTGTGTTGTACCTGTAGTGCCTATCAGAGTATTAGCATTAGTAGCATCCCTACTTGACACAAATGTAGTATCATTGATAGTAAGGAACTGTATGTTTTCTGCATCGCTTGTTGCTAGATAGTTTTGTATGGCTGTCTGGCCACCTGTTCCATAGACTATGGTTTGAGCTGCACCAGCATTGTCGCCGTCAGCTTTCCACATTCTAAGCTGGCCGTCAGCTGCAACTTGTCCTATGTAAGATCCTTCATCTTCATCTCTATGATAATGAAACCACGAACCACCACTCTGGACATTTGCTAGAGGTGTAGTGCCTACTCTTTTTGCACCCGGTCTTTTATATAGACCACGTGTTATATCTGGTATCGCATTTACGACATTCTCTACCTGACCCGGAAACTTTAGTTGGTCTGGCTGTTCTGATATGCCACCAATAAAGTTTGGGATGGTTTGTGTTATTGCTGCCATTATCGTCTAAGGTTTCTCCAAGGTTGATAGGTTTGATATGCTGTATCGTCTTCAAATCCAAACATACTGTGATCTCCTTGATTGCACTCATACTCCATGAGAGATGCTCTGGCTAGAGACTCCTGACCTTGTAGTAATTTTACTAGGTTTGGGTTAGCAACGAGTTGTGTAGCTGCCTGTCTAGATGCTCTGTATGTTATGTATCTTCTAAAGACAATAGGTAAGTCTTCAAAGTTATAAAGTCTAACAATGTCAAGATCTAGGTCAGCTGTGAATACATCTGTATGATCTTGCTTGTCATATAAAAATCCATTGCGACGTACAAGGTTGCTAGTACGACGAGCTTGGTTATCATGTAAGTCCATAGACAATATATCGTTACCAATAGCTATCTTGCCATTAGCGTCTATTGCAAATCTTACATGTTTTTCTGTGTTGAAATGCCACCCCTCTGCCTGCGTGTCTACGTTAGCATCACGGAGTAGGTTGAATATAAATGATATTTCTGGGTTGTCAAAATTAAGTGTTGTTATCGGCGATTGTCCAATAGCCCCCAGTATATTATTTACTGCGGACAGTTCTGTGTCGATGTCAATAGTTGTGGAAGCCATAAGAAAAAAAGGAGGCCGAAGCCTCCGTATAATGTGTAAGTTAGAAAGCAGCGTTTCCAACAGTTGTTGATTCGCCAGCAGCATTGCGTGCAGTGTCAACACCAGCTACGAACTCAACAGCAGCAGCAGGGTTAAGTGCATCTACACCCATAGCTAGACGACCTAAGATAACGTCTCCTTGGTAAACCACTGAGATGTCTCCAGATGTTGTCTGAACTTGTGGGCCGATTGCTTCAACGCAAGCAGCAGCTTCTTTCTGGAAGATAAGACCACAGCTGTTTTCAAAAGCAGAAGTACCGTTACCATAGTTGTTAACAGTCTTTGTTGTTGAAGAACCAGCAGTTTCGTCTTCCATAGTAACTTCTACGAAGTCACCAGTTGCTCCGGGGTCTGTAACACCGGGGTTTGTGCCAGATGCTGTACCAAACTTAGTACCGAATCTGCCAAAGAAAGGAATGTTCATTGACTTGTAGATGGGTATACCAGCTATTTCAATGATGCCTTGTCCTGATTGTAGGGCATCTCCTCTCTCGTTACGGTTGATTAAACCGTTTGATTCTACGTTCTGTATAAGCTCGTAGTACTGTCTTGGGTTAAGAACAGCTACTCTACCTTCTTGAGGTACTCCCTTTTCGTCAAGGGCAGCAGCAGCGTCATAGAATCCATTGATTAAACATGTAGAGTCGTATGCAGCTGTACCATCAGTTACACCACTTCTTGTTAGTTTAATCTGTGTTCCACCGGGCTCTTTAAAGCCATTCTTTGTGATTGGTGAAGCTTGTCTTGCAGCCTTTGTAATAGCTCTGAAAGCTTTTCTGTCATACTGCTCTGCAAGAGCGTATCCGATCTTACGAGAAATTTCACCACGTAGGTCGTAGTGAGCAAGTGTCTCGTCAAGCTCGTAGACAAATGCACTGGAGATCAATAGATCGTCGACAGTCACTGTCTTTTCAGCTACTGGAGGTGCTCCATCAGAGTTACCTAGTATGCTGTTGCCGGGTGTATGATACTCGGCTGTTGTTCTTCCTGTGAAGATGAATTGAAGTGACTTACCATTTGTAAGTGTTCTCTTCATAATCATGTCACGAGCTATCGTGTTCCTTTGGAAGCCTTTGAACATTTCCCCGGAAAACAATTTAAGGTATAACGCCCTCTTGTCTCCAGCTGAGTTTGACTGACCGGGACTTGTTATGTTAGTG